ACCGATCCTCGAACTCTTACCAGCGACACAGGCTCGGATGGAAAGAGCTTGGGAAAAGGTAGAGACTCAGATAGCACAGAAGCAAACCCGTTCGCAGACATACTCGCAACAACAGAAGATACAACTACACCCGCTACAGCAAACGATCGCGAATAGCCAAGCTAAGTACACGATTGCAGTATCAGGACGGCGCTTTGGTAAAACTGTATTGCAAATATACAAAGCCCTAGAACGTGTTGCGATTGGTGCGCCATATAATCCCGTTTCGCCGCCTGTGGTAGTGTTGGCTGCCCCTACCTTGGTTATGGCTCGTAGATTACTATGGAAGCAATTACAGAACATTCTACGCAATCACAAAGCAGTCGAGAATGTCAGCAAATCTGAGTTTACAATCACCTTTAAGAATCCTGATCCGTATAAGTTCTATATGCCTGATTTAATGATCATGGGTTTGAATGATGGTGATGGTGATCGCGCCCGTGGTTTGCGTCTATGGCATTTTGGCGGTGATGAGTGGCAAGACTGGAAAGCAAGTATTTTCCCAGAAATTATTCAGCCAGCATTGTCTGATACGCAAGGGAGTACAGCGCTATTCACCTATACACCCAAAGGCAAAAGCAATCATACCTATGATGCTTACGAAAATGCACTTGTAGCCGATCCGATGGTATGGCAAGCGTTTAAATATAAGAGTGTGGATAATCCGCACCTTAAGCCAGAAGATATTGAGTTGCTTAGGCAGAGCTTGTCTCCAAGGCTATTCCGTCAAGAGATGGAAGCATCATTTGAAATGTTTGAGGGACAATTCTTTGAGACGTTAAGCGCTAGGCATATCATCAGCGACCGCGATTTACCTAGTGAGTTTGCGTATCGTATCTTATCGGTTGATTGGGGCGCGGTTAATCCAAGAGCCTTAGTGGTTTGCGCCTTTATCAAAGATGGCTTTTATCATTGGTTTGTAGTTGATGAGTGGCGTGTACCTAGGACGATGCAAGGTCAGGCAATATTAGAAGATGACTTTATTTACGAATGCCATAAGTTAGCGATGAAGTGGCAAGTTAACAGAGCCTTTGGTGATCCCTCTAGACCTGATGCAATCAAATCATTACGGGTGTGGAAACCCAAAGAGGGGCAAATATTCAAGGAAACATTCAAAAATTACTGCTCAGAAGTTAGGGGCGCGGTCAATGATTTTATTAAGGGCATTGACTTAATGAGCAGTGACTTCTATCACGAACGGATCAAGATCGTAGACACATTGCCTCAATTCTTTGAAGAGTGCCAATCGTATCACCGCAAAAAAGATAAGTATGGCAACATCACAGAAGAAGAAGCAGGTAATCAAGTGACGCATGGTATCGACTGTTTGCGGTATGCGATCGCGTCAATGCCACCTGTTAATCGTCAATCAAGCTTTGGTAGTAGTAGAGCTATGTAGACAACAAAAAGCGCCATATCACTACAGCGCTTTTTGTTGATTGAGTCAGCTAATTAGCTAAGTCCTAACCCTTTCTTCACTAAATCCATCGGATCGGCTGTGCGATTGAAATCACTGGTTTGACGCTTACCACTGCCATTAGGGATATTGTCGCCACTAGCGCGATTAAGTGGCTTTGCTGCTGATGGTTTCTTAGCTGCAATCTCGTTAGCCCAATCCTCAATCGTAAAGGGTACAGTCTTTTTATCCACAACCTTAAAGCGCTGGGTGCGATCCTTGACGGATTCAACCACAATCACCTCATACTCACCATCTTCATTTTCGATCGCTTCTAGTTGCTTAGCATATGCAGGGTTATTGGTTAAATCATCAAGAAATTCAGATCTAAAAACTTGAGCAAAAGCGGCTTTAATTTCTTTTTTAATGAATTGCTGCTTAACCTTTGCATCTTTCTCTTCTAGCCTTTGCAGTGCCTCTTCTTCGCGCTTCTTGGCTGCTGCTTTTTCGGCTGCTGTTTCGGTCAAAAGTTGCTCTTTGAGCTTTGCAAAATCACCTGTCCGTTTTGCTCTCTCTTCTTCATCTAAGCGCTCTTTTTCCTTGAGTTGCTCATCCTTTTGTTTAACCAATGCTTGAGCGGCGTTCAATTCATCGCGCAATTTTTTAAGAGTGCGCTTTACCGTGTCATCTTCTTCTGGTTTTGCGGGTGCTTTTACCTCATCTGTAGCACTTCCACTGCTAACGCCATCGGTAGAGTCAGCGCCGATTTCTTCATTCTGGTAGAAATAGTTTCTAAATTTAAATCGCATATTTAAGCTCTAGTGTGTTTTCCTGATAGACTCGCATAATTCTGTAGTTGCAAATTGTCGATAAGCCATTGCCGATCGCCATTGTATAAAGTCATTGTAGCTCTTAGATCAGAGCCGCTTTGCTTAGTAATACTGTAAAACGATGGGACAGATTGACTGGTTACTCCAAGGCTACCATCGGTCATCTGAGTATCGATAGTAGTTTTGTATGCGTCTAATCCGTCAAGCTTTGATTGTACCTCAGTTATAGCACTCACTCCATAGGTGTCTTCATAGGTTGTGAGGGTGCTTTCAATCAATGCGTAGTAATCGCGTGTGAGATTGAGGTACTTAACAATGCGATCGCGATCGTTGGTTGTCCATGTACTCATGATTCCGCCTCCGTTTCATTTTCTTCATCTTCATCTTCGCTATCGTCTTCTTCTTCGTCGTCAATCTCAGTCTCTACCGATTGGCTTTGATTAGCATTAGCAACCATCTCAACAGGCGGCGCGATCGCCACAATTTTCTGATCTTTGGGTAAGAAATTAATTCTATGCAAAATCTCAGTAGCTGCTTCTTCGGTTAATCCTTTATTGATTACCTCAAAGATAGTGCGAATCAAGTTCACATCAACAGGGGCAAGAATAAAGCTCAAATCTACGTCAATTGTACCGTGATCAGCCCTTACGTCTTCACCTTCCCACATTGCCCAATGGCAAAAGACTTGCTGAGAGCATGATTCTTTATTGACTTCATACTCTTGCAATCCTGCTTCATTTTGCCCTGCCTTGATGCTCACCTCAGTAGCAGATTGTTGGACAAATGATTCACCCAAAAAGTTGAAAACAGTTTGTTTAATCAGTGATTCTAATCGGTCTAGAGCCTCAATCATAGGCGCGACACTATTAGCATCAGCTTGCAAATAGTAAACCTTAGCGGCTCCGATCTGGGTTAGCACTGTCTCAATAACAGCAGCACCGCCTGTTGACAAAGGATTAAGCTTTTCTGGAATAAAGTCAATGTGTTCACGAACAGCAGTCGGTTGCATCTTGCGAACTGTTGCAAGCCAATCGCTAAATACTTGGTAATAAGTATGATTCTTTTGCTGTAAATCAAGTAAAGGCGGTATCGTATCCCAAGGGTTAGCACTGGTTACTGAGTACAGCACAAAAGGGATTTGACTTAGTGGCTTACCATTGGTATCTAACAATGGCTTAGGTGCTTCTACCTCTCGATATTCTTTTTCGCCTTTGTCGTTGGTTTCAATGCAAGTTACCGATCGCATCACAGCATAATAAATACGATCCTCCTCTTGTACTTTGATTAGCTCGTATTCCCAGCAATAGTTTTTCATTGACTGCTTATAACGAGTTTCGCTAATCACCTCACTCCGATCAATGGTGACGTGCTTGAGTAGTACCGATCCGTCATTGGTGTATTCGTAATCCTTAATATCAATATCAAGCCTAGGGATTAGCACCGAATAGGGGCGCAAATCTAATTGCTGTTCAACCGCACGATTAGGAATTTCGCCAAAATTAGGATAGAGGGTAAGCACTCCCACAAAGCCATCACGTACAGCCATGCGATCGGCTTCAAGAAAGAATGCTCTTATTGATGTACCGCGCTTATCAAAATTTTTAGAGGCATTGACAACTGATTCGGGTACATTGCCACTAAGCACCCATTTACTTAGCAGACTAGATACAATTTTGACGGCTGGCTTAAAAAAGTTAACAAATAGCGATCGCCTTAATCTGAAATACCACTCTTTTGGTGTTTCGCTTGGCATGAGTGGTAAATACTCCTCAGCCAAATTATCGATAATCTGATCAAGGTTCTCGCCATAAATCCAAGCGCTTTGCCCCTCATAGAAGTCAATACAACGCCTTACATTAGCTTGCTGCCTTTGGTACGCAATGCTCTTTAATGTTGGATTGTTATCATCGCCAAGTATGTTACCGCCTCGATAGCCTTTAGCGATCGCCTCTGGTAATTGATTTGGCTGTAGCGTGATTAAAGTTTCTGTTGTCATTTTTGCAACATTAATTATTAATATGATATTATCAGCTTAATCTGAGTTAATGGGGCGTGATGCCCTAATTAATAAAAGATTGCGGAAAAGATTAGAAGTGATTTCTAACTTTGAGCGTGATGCCCCCCGCTACACAGCAAAGCACTCAAAGTTTAGGAAATCATAAATATGGCAGCTTTAACACTATTAGAAATGGCGAAGCAAGCCCGTGAGATGGGAGACATCTTAAAGGCTGGCATTGTTGAACAATATGCGGGTAATTCTCCGATCCTTGACGTAATTACGTTTGAAGAGCGTGCAGGTGGTGTTGTTGAGTGGCTACAAGAGAAGCGACTTCCTGTAATGGCTAACCGTGCGATCAATGAAGGCTTCACAGCAGATATCGGTGAAGTTGAGCGACGGATCGAGAAAGTCGTTATCGCTGGTGGTGAAATTAAGATCGATACGGCTGGCTTAAAGCTGTATGGCGAAAACGTCCTAACCACTCAAATCTCTATGGCGCTTAAGTCTTTACAACTTAAATGGCATGGTGATTTCTTTAACGGCGATCATGCTGCTAACCCTAAAGAATTTTCAGGACTTAAAACCCGCGCTGGTGGTACTCAGCTAGTACAAGCTGGTAGCGCTTCGGGTGGTGATGCATTGTCTCTCAGTGCATTGCGTCGAGCGATCGCTAAAGTACGCCCTGTAAATCCACGCGCTCAACTACGCATTTACTCTAATCTTGAGCTAGCTTTGCGCTACCAAGATGCAATCAGCAACCCTTCGATTTCTGGTTACGTTGTGCAAACCAAGAATGATGTAGGCGTAGAAGCTCCTACCTTCAAAGGTATCCCTTGGTACGCAATTGAAGAAGATGCAGAGGGCGATCAAATCCTTGGCTTTACCGAAACTGGAAGCGGCGGCGGATCGGCGGTTTGCTCTTCGATCTACGTTGTTGCGTTCAGCCCTGAAGATCTTACAGGTATCCAAACAGGCGGTATCGATGTTCGCGACATGGGTGAGATGCAAACTGAAACTAAGCGCTTGATCCGTATGGATTGGTTGAACAATTTCGCAACCTATAACCCTCGCTCCTTTGTTCGCCTTGCTGGTGTAAAGGACGCTGCTTTTACTGCTTAATTCAATTCTGTGAATTTACAGGATTGATATTTATCAAGGCTTTTAGCCACATTATCTGGAGAAAATTATGGTCTACTCAGGCGCTTTTAAATCTACATTGCCCCGTCGCGCTAATACCGCGCAAGTTGACGCTCTTACTGTTTTGCGTGATTACACGGCGGCGGCTCTCAGTGCAACTACTAATGGCACTCCTATCGAATATCCTTTTACTGCTGAAGAATCGGTAAAGGTGATCATTAATCAGGCTGCTTACTCTAGCTATTCGGCTGGTTCGGTTAGCTGGACTCTATCTCTTGAAGTTTGCGACACTGTTGGCGGTACTTATAGGCAAGTCGCCTCTATTGCCCCCACCGTAGCGGCTGGCGCGGCTCTCAATGGTCAAGAGGTCTTTTTGAGCGGTGAACAAATCAACAAAACTTTTGCTAATGCAAGGTTTTTACGAATTGTCGCAACTAAACTCAGCACAGCAGGAAACCTCACTTTCGGTGCATACCTCGTTCCTTCTGGTTGCTAATCATGAAAATGAATCTTTATCATCCTGAAACGGGTGAGCTATTCCGTATTCATCATCATGATGTTGATGGCTGGATCGCAAACGGGTTTCTAACCTCACCGCCTGATCTGAATCCGATTGCTACTGAAGAAACAGAAGCGATCGCACCAAAACCCAAAGCAAAGAAATCCGCACCTGTGGAACCCGAATAAATCTAAACGGAATAGGCGATCGCAAGGTCGCCTATTTTAATAAAAATGACAGTACAAACTGATTTACAAACAAATTTAGACGCTTACATACAAGCTAATTTCTCTGGTAGTTTAGCTGAAGTTTCGGCTACCAAAAAACCGTTAGAGGATTTGCTAGACATACAGCAATCACTAAGCAGTGGCGGCGGTTCTGGTGGCGTTGCTGATACGACTGCAACAGGTACAATTACCACTCAAAATCTAGTTCCCGCTGGCGTTGCAACGGCTGGCTCCGCTGTATCTATAGACCTTGATAGCAAAGGTACAGTTACAATCCAAGTAACTGGAACTTATACAGGCGCTCTATCAGCGCAAATCACGACCGATGGGACTAATTGGATTACTCCAACAAATACCGTATTTAAAAATATGACCACAGGTGCGAATAAGGCAGCTATTCCAAGCGCATCTGTGGGGATTTGGCAGATTGAAGTTATAGGGCATGCAAAATTTAGATTGAGCGCTCTTGCAGCCGTCACAGGTACAGCTACTATTGCTCTAAGAGCAGCGGCAAATACTTCACAAGTAAGCGTTGCGGGTGTATCTACAGCAGCGAATCAAACAACTGGAAATGATTCTCTAACGAGTATTGACACTAAACTCCCTGCGAGTTTGGGCGCAAAAGCTCCTTCTGCTTCGCTATCAGTTACCCAAGCTTTTGCGGCAACTTCCACCCTAGCGAACGTGGCTAGTAGTGCGACATCGGTTAGTTTATTAGCTGCAAATAACAATCGAAAAACAGCGATTATTATTAATGATTCAACTTCAGATTTATACGTTACCCTTAATGCAAGCGCCGCAAGCACAACAAACTATTCATTATTTTTAGCCGCCAAAGTTGGTAACACGCCATCATTTTTAGCTATAAATGGTGATGATTATTCGGGTGAAATTAGAGGGATTTGGAGTAGTGCCAATGGCTTCGCAAGAATTACGGAGGTCGTGTAATGATTATTGTTAATAATCCTGCTGCTAGTGCTGCTAGTGCTGCTGGTATTGGGAAAAACTATTTTAAAAACCCTAACTTCGCAGTAATTCAAGGCACTGCATCAGGCACTTTAGCTAATTCCACAGCGCTGCCAACAGCATCACTTGGTTATTTAGGAGAAACAGAGTGGTGTATTGCTGCTAGTGGTGGTACTCCTGCTTATGCTTTTAGCTCAGCAAATGAATCTGTGACCTTTACAGGAGCCGCTTCTACTACAGCAATTTATTTGCTACAAAGGCTTGAAAGTAGAGATACTAATAGAATTAAAAGCAAAACAGTAACTT